AGATCTACACAGAGTAGATCGTCGGCAGCGTCAGATGTGTATAAGAGACAGAATCTATCTAGAATAACAAAAAAAGCCAACAAAGAAGCGAAAGATGAGGAGAAGAGAATGGAGGATTCTCTCAAAAGCGGATTAAAACGAATAAAAGAAGAGGCTCAAGAGATTATAAATGTTTTTAAGGCCGCTGGTCAAGCATCTGATTTATTGGGTAGAGTTTTCATATCTGCTAGTGATGCTAAAATGGAAGCCTTAAAAAGAGAAAGAGACTATATACTAAATTCAGAAAATTTAACTAAAGAACAGCAAGAGAAAAGAATAAAAGATATAGAGGCTAAAGAGATTGAAGCTCAAAAAAGAAGAATAAAACTAGAGAGAGATTTCTTCACCCTAAAACAATCATTATTGATAGCTGAAGAGATTATGAAGGTTAAAATGGATTTGCAGTCTCAAGCTAGAAAAATGGGTATCGCATTATCTGATATAGGCACTGCCGCTGCGGTTCAGGCAGGTAAAGCCAAAATGTCTATAGGTCAGTTTGCTGCAGAGGGTGGTTTAAAAGGCTTGGCTGCATACGCAATATCTATTGGGGGTATGTTAGCGGCTATAATTTCAGCAAGAAAAAAGGCAAAGGATCAGTTATCTAGTTTAGGCCCAGTTTCTGGATCAATGGGAGGTGGAGGAGGAACGAGTGTGTCTGCCCCAGACTTCAACGTAGTAGGCGCATCACCAGAGTCACAATTAGCACAAACGGTACAATCACAACAACAGAAGCCGCTAAGAGCGTTTGTAGTGCATAAAGATATCAAGAATGCTAGTGAGCTTGACAGAAACATCACAGAGACTAGTGCTTTAGGGTAAATCTGAAACGAAGACAATTAAAATAGTTAATTATATATGGAACGTATTATAGAACTTATTATAGACGAGGAAAACGAGTTTAGTGGCATAGAAGCTATCTCTGTCGTTGAAAATCCTGCTATTGAAGAGGATTTTATCGCTCTAAAAGAGCATAAAGAAGTCAAACTTGCTGAAGTAGATAAGGAAAAGAGGATCTTGATGGGTGCAGCCCTAATACCCAATAAAAAGATATATAGAAACAGTGGTGAGGATGAATATTACATATTTTTCTCTGAAGATACCGTTAGAAAGGCTTCAGAACTGTTTTTAATGAAGGGTAATCAAAATAATAGTACTCTAGAGCATCAAATTCAGCTAGAAGGTATGTCTGTTGTTGAATCTTGGATTATAGAAGACGAAAAACAAGATAAATCTAGAAAGTATGAGTTCAATTTGCCTGTAGGGACTTGGATGGTGTCTGTAAAAGTCAATAATGATGACGTTTGGAACCAAGTTAAAGCAGGTGAAGTAAAAGGCTTCTCTATAGAGGGCTATTTTGCAGACAAAATGGATGGTCCTAAGGAGTCTTTACCTGAAAATATGTGTTCAGAGTGTCTAGATGAATTAAACGCCGAATATGAGCTTCTAGAGGCCTTAGAAAGCCTATCTGAAGAGGTGGAATTAGAGTCTTATGGTGGATATCCTAAATCTGCATCAAATAACGCTAAATTAGGTATTGAAAGAAACAAAGAATTAGGTAATAAGTGTGCAACTCAAGTTGGCAAGGTTAGAGGACAGCAATTAGCTAGAGGTGAGAAGTTTACAGTGTCAACTCTTAAACGCATATATTCTTATTTAAGTAGAGCTGCTGAATATTATAATCCTAGTAAGCCTGAGGCTTGTGGTACTATAAGTTATTTGCTCTGGGGAGGTAAGAGTATGCTTAATTGGACAGAGTCTAAGCTAAAAGGTTTAAATGAGTTAGAAGAAGTTAATCCTTGTCAAGAAGGATATGAGATGGTCGGTTTCAAGACTAAAGACGGTAGAAAAGCGCCTAACTGCGTTCCCAAACAATAAATATGTCTACAACTAAAAACACTTCATATAGAGTTCACGTTCAAGACACCACCCAGGCTGAGGTAGATTCAGTTAATATAGAGAATGGTGCAATGCTACGCACTGATTCAGCTCTTTATATGGGGCATAACAATAATAACGTAGTTGTATATCCACAAAACGTTACTACTATTGGAGGTTGGGCAAGATATGATGACACCACCTACACTTCACTAAATAAACTATCCTTAGCGGATGGGGTTGAGGTTGTATTGCCTAATAACGCAGGAACTGTTTACAGAAGTCATCCTTCAATTACTTTTTACAACGGTACTAAGGTATTGGCGGTAAACGAAAACGATGTTTACCAAATAACAGTAGTTTTTAGATACTCTGCTGCTAATGCAAATCAAACTTATTTGAGTATGCACTTTGAAGGTGGTAATGGAACACCATACGACAGAATCAAAAGTGATATTGTTTTCGCAAAGGGCAACGATGTAACCCACGACTTTCACGGTGTATTCCAATACTACGCTGATGCAGATTTTGTGACCAATGGTACAGAGTGGAGAATAACCGCTAACGGTGGTACAGCTAAAATATGGGATATTATCTATTTTATACAACGAACACAAAACGCAAATTTTAGCTAATGAAAAAAAGAATGAAAGAAACCCCAAGCTATTCTTCACCTAAGGGTGGCACAAGAGGATGCTTATGCAAAGATGGTAAGTCTTATTCTAAAAAGTGTTGTAACGGTTCGTTAAGGGCGCAAGGTATTGGCAATGTGACTGGTGACGGCACCTGAAAATACAACAGTTTTATTTTAATCAGTAATAATTATAAACATTAATTTATATGAAAGCAACAGAAATCGTTTCTAAACTGAAAGAAGTGCTTTTGTCTTCAACTGAGGAAGTGGAAACTCAAGAAGCTGCACCAGCAGAAGTTCAAGAGGATGTACAAGAAGAAGTACAACTTGAGTCTAACACTGAGGAGGTTAATGAAGAGGAAGTACAATTAGAGGAAGCTACTGACGTAGAGGCTTCTGAAGAAGTTGAGGCTATGGAGCCTGAAACTGAAATGTCTTACGCCACTAAGGAAGAGTTAGCGGAAGTTAAGGCTATGGTAGAAAAATTAATGGGTCAGATTGAGGCTAAAGAAGAATCTAAGCAAGAAGTTCCTCAAGAACTATCTGCTGACGAAGAGCCTTTAACTCACAGCCCTGAAAATGCAACTGAGAGCAAGAACTTAAACTTGTATGCTCAGAACGGACCACAAACAACTCTCGATAGAGTTTTAGCGAGATTAAACAAGTAAAAACACAATTATTTAAACAAACAAAATGGCAACAACTACATCAATTACTACTACTTACGCAGGAGAGTTTGCCGGTGAATATATCGCTGCTGCTCTACTCGAAGGTGCTACTATCTCTAACGGTGGTATCACTGTAAAACCAAATGTAAAGTTAAAAGAGGTTATCAAAAAAGTGGCTACTGACGATATCGTTAAGGATGCAACTTGTGACTTTGATCCTACTTCAACTGTTACACTAACTGAAAGAATCCTTCAACCAGAAGAGCAACAAGTGAACTTGCAATTATGTAAGAAAGACTTTGTAGCTGACTGGGAGGCTTTATCTATGGGGTATTCTGCGCATCACAATATGCCTTCTAAATTCTCTGACTTCCTTATTGCACACGTTGCAGCTAAAGTTGCTCAAAGAACTGAGAACTCTATTTGGGCAGGTGATACTTCTACAAACGGACAATTCGACGGACTATCTACTTTATTAGCTGCTGACGCTGCTCTACCTTCTGGCAACGAAGTTGCAGGTACTGCAGTAACTGCTGGTAACGTAATCGACGAGTTAGGTAAAATCGTAGACGCAATTCCTTCTGCACTTTATGGAGCCGAGGACTTAAACGTATATGTTTCTCAAAATATCGCTAGAGCTTATGTAAGAGCTTTAGGTGGATTTGGTTCTTCAGGATTAGGTGCTGCTGGTACAAACAGTATGGGTACTCAGTGGTGGAATAACGGATCACTAACTTTTGATGGTGTTAAGTTATTCGTAGCTAACGGTCTTGCTTCTGACACAGCTATCGCTGCTGAGAAGTCTAACTTGTTCTTCGGTACAGGTCTATTATCTGACCACAACGAAGTTAAAGTTATCGATATGGCTGATATTGACGGTTCTCAAAACGTAAGAATCGTAATGAGATTTACTGCAGGTGTACAGTATGGTATTGTTGATGACATCGTAACTTACGGTATCACTAACTCTGCTAACTAAGAATAGATAATTAATTAACTTAAGAGGGTAGGTGGTGATTTATCTACCTACCCTTTTTTAATATAAAA